AACATAGTTGCTGGGGATGAGTTGGCGGAACACCGTCATCACCCGCTCTACCTGCTCCTGCACCTTCCGTTTATGATCCTGGGAGTCCTTTTCCCAGAGGGACGGATTCTGCGCCAGCAGTCCTGGCAGGAGGTTTTTGTCCGTAGGATCAGCCATCCCGTGCCCCCCAGATTGAGCCCCCACGCCACCCCTTATCCGTCAGCATCTTCCAACGGGTCCTCGGCCCCCTGAGATGCTGCGTCAAGGCAGCCAACTCCAAAACGGTGGGGGGTCGGTGAAAGATCACCTCGTCCAGGATGTGACCCGTCCAGGGCAGCCTCTCCACGGCCTTCTCCATGCGTTCGCCACCTTCCCGCCATCTGACGGTGATGATTGTCATTAGCTCCGCCCTGTCACCAGAGCCGAGAAGTCCCGGTCCTCATCATAGGTAAACTCCAGGTCACCCAACACCAGATACTCCGCAGGCCCCGGTTCGATGTTCTTCACCCCGCTGTCGTCCATGGCAATGTAGGTCACCTTCAAGGTACCGTCCGAAGGATTCACCCCCGTAGGGAGTGCCAGCAAGATCCTGTTGGCCGTGGCCCCAAGGTACCCTGGGATGCTCATCCCATCGTCACCGATGATGCACGCCCCGTTGGCCACGCCCTTAAGCGGTGCCCCGTCGAATTGAGGCACAACGTCAAAGAGGGTCTGGGGAACGTCGTCAATGAAAACGCCTCGGAATTCGTTGTAGTCGCCGCCCCCATCCGTGGTGTTACTGTACAGGGGGTTGGTGACCAAGTAGATCGTCACAGCATCGTCATGCCAGGCGTGAGTTGAAACGGAGGAAATGTCTACCCAATCTGTGCCTCCCTGCGAGGTCACAACCTCTTCCCGCACCACAGTAGAACCGTCCTGCCTGGCCAGATGGGTCAGAGGAACTACAGCGTAGGACACTCCCTGCACCGTTTCGATTGCACTGATGACGTCGCTCTGACGGAGAGGCTGGGCCAGGGTCATTGCCCCGAACACTCGACCCAACTCTGTGCGGATGTTGCCGTCCACCACCGAGGACTGCTGGTTCCTGAGGATGACAACCGTCCCGGAAATATTCACACCCGCCGGGATGGACTCCTTGGACACCACGTCAGCGGTGGCGTGCCTGCTCAGGTCCACTGCGTTCTGCACGGCCTGAACCACGGCGTTGATCATGTACTCCACCGAGTAGTTTTCGTCGTGCTGATAGTCAACGATGACTTGCATCCCTTCCAACAACCGCCCGCCCGTAACCGGGACAAAGGCAACGGGAGTCTCATCCACCTCCTCTACCAGGGTGTAATCCTTGACTGAGGAAGAGTGGAAGGGACCGTTGTACTCGATGGAACGGTCAAAGTTGTAGACGTGGACCGTGTATGGGTTAATCCCGAGGTTCTCCAGATACTCAGGCCCGGAGAGGAGTACGTGACTCTCCCCCGTGATCACGATGGGGTCACCGGAGGGAATGTTCACAGGAGGTGTCCCGTCCAGAGGCTCCACCACCTGGATGTAGTCCCCAGCCTCTGTGGACCGTCCCAGCACCATTGGGTCGCCTGGATGGAATAGCTTGTATGCCGAGGTGCTGACGACGCTCTTGTCACCCGAGGCCAGCAGCTTGTAGAAGGAGTTGATCTCGCCCACGGGCTGACGGCTGAACACGAACTTGTTACTCGTGCGGAAGCGGTAGGAGCCTCGGAACACGTCCAGATAGTGCAACAGCGTCGGATCATTGTAGGTGGCGGAAAGCTGCAACCCATCCGGTCGGATGATCTCAGCGTCCCTCAGGTCCAGCACAGTCCCCTTCGTTTCGTCCCTGAACTCCAACTCCCAGTCAGGGATGTTGAGCATCTCAATGATGGGGAAGTCCTCGGTCACACGGGAGTTGATCGCCCGGAACTTGAGGTTTCCGATGTCCCCCACTGCCTCGAACTGTCCGTCGATTACCGACTCGAACGAGAAGGCAAAGGAGTCGGTGAGCGTGGCACTACTGTCTCCACGGGTCCACACATCCACCTTGCCGCCCCAGTGCCTGCCTGTTGTGACATCCAAGTCCCTCATCATGAGGGTGTGCCCTGCCTCTACCACGTTCACCTGACGCACCCCAGGCACATCCGAGGCATCCTGAGTGAGACCCCTGTACGTCCCCGAATCCACCGAAGCCAATACGCCGTCTGCACGAATCGCAAGGGCGTAGTTGGACTCCGTGTTTCGACCACCGAAGGTGTTGTTCGGGTTCGTGACCTGTACATCGGTGGGGCCATTCTGAACGGTGCGGATCTGATCTCTCGTCAGGTTCCCTGCTTCCCCCGCCTCCAGCGCCTGGACGTAGGCTCGGGTCGTCCAGCGTCCGGTGGCAGGACTGTAGGTCGTCCCTGTCCCTGTGGGTGAGATACGGGCTGCGGACGTAGTGCGGAACCTCACTGAACCGCTCGTCACAATCGTCCCAATCGGGATAAAGCGGGTAGAGGTCGGTCGGTTGGTCACATAGAAGAGCACCTCACCATGGGCACGGTACCCAGCCCGCCGCTGAACCCCTCGCCTGGCTGCCAGATGGTCGAAAGCATTGTCCACCAGGTTCTGTACCGATGCCGTGTCTTGCAGGTAGAACGCCTGCTTGAGGGCAATCTTGTACGGACTCTGTGTCACAGGTAGCGACGTACCCGACCCAGTGGGGTCATCGATAGCCAGCAGCGTGGTGAAGCTCTGCCCCGCCTGGAGGAACCCCACGATGAAACGGATACGTTCCGCCTCCGTAGAGAAGGGGTCGATGAAGGTGTCCCTGAGGTAAGAGCCGGGCTTCACGTCCACTTCGGGGTGGGACCGGAAGATCGCCAGTGTGGTGTCTCGCACGACCTGCTGCCGGGAAACAGCCGGGAGGTTCGCTACCTGGGGGGTCACGATGAGAGGTGCCCCCGCAACCTCCTGGGACACCTGAGATTCGTACTCCACACCATCGATGAGGTAGATGGCAGTGACCGCATAGTACAGGGGATCCTCATCGGGGAGGGCCTGGAAGTCATTGTATGGAACCGCTGGATTTTTCGCATCCGTAGGCAGTGCCGCTCGATTGTGTGTGAAGGAGAACTTCTTCACGAGAGAAACTGAGTCTATCCCAACAGAGGTGCGGAAATGGGTCGTGCTGTCCGGTATCCGAATACTCTCGTCAAAGTCCGACTGGAGGATGTCGCCCGCAAGATTCACCTGCATCCCCATGGTGCGGAAAAGCAGAGGATTGGCTAGGGGTGTGCCATCATCGTTCAGAGGCACATCCATGTCCACGTCTAGGATGCCGATAAGAGACAAGACCTCCTCTGTGTCATAGGAGATGACAGGCTGGATGCTGACCCTCTTGTACCCGGTGATCCCGCCTCCGGGAAAGGCGGAGGCGTAGAAGTTGTACCCCGTCACCTCCTCGTCCTCCAAACCCGTGACCGTGATCTTTACTGTGCGGTCCAAACGCTCGATGAAAATCCCGGAAGGAGCCAGCACCTCAGCCTTCACATCCCGGTCAACCGCCAGGTTCGCCCGAATGACACCCGCCGCTGTCGTCTCTCCCGTCGTCAATACCGATTTGACATCGATGACGTTGGCACCCTGAAGAAGCTGGAGTCCGTCCGGGAAGGCTGAAGGATTCGGGATCGTGAAGGTCGTACCTTCGAACTGGATGTAATCAGGATTAGACGAAAAGGCCCCGCCCCGAAGCGAAACCTGCATGTCCGCCGTGTCCGCATCCATCTGCCCCGAGAAGAAGCGGTAGGAGACGTCTGTGGTGAAAACGTAGTTCTCCCGATACTGCCCATCGGGGGCCAGGAACTTGGGAGTTGTCGCCATCAGTTGCCTCCTGAAAACGGGTTGGGCTGGTTCTCAAGTCCTGCGGTCTTTGCCCCTAACATTAACCCGTTGGATCCCATCAGAGCCACCACTCCAGGCACCGTGTAGACGATGTTCAGATGGATTGGGTCAGAAGAAGCGTTCTGAACTGTCACGTCGATCATGAAGGTGGTCTGGTCCTGCGTGTGCGGAGAGACCGTCACATTGGTCACGGAGTAGAGACGTTCCTTGTAGGTGACCTGCTGGAACTTGGCCTGCTCCGTCTGGAGGGACTGATACTTGGCCAACGCTTTCCGCACGTCCTCATTAATCAAGGTCGCCACACCGGAAACGGTCTTCGAACCAATCCGAGAACGAAGGTCCGTTCCGTACCAGGGATGGTAGGGATTAGAACCCTTGTCCGTCAGTAGAATCTTGAGGGCCGCTTGATAGAGCAGATCCTCATTAGCCACCATCAGGCTTTGACCGCTGGCTGCGAACCGGATGTCGTTCTCGACATAGGTAGCGCCACACCTGAGGCAGCGGTTACCCGGCATCGAATACGTCACCTTAAACACGGGGTCACCCATTGTGATAGGTGACGTGAACCGGGGGTACCTGGCCGTGATTGCTCC